CTTAGATGGTGCTTTGGCTACTGGGTTAGATTTGATACCCTTAGCAATTTTTTCTGCACCGACTTTAAAGTCCTGCTCACTGCCAGTCTCATCACCCAACCCTACACCTAATTCATTAGGTTGATCTAGTGTAGTCTTAGGTGAGGTGTTTGCAAGTTTAAATGAGAAGCCGCCCTTAGTAGGATCAGTTGCACCCGACTTAGATTCAAGTGTAATCTTACCTTCTAGTTTTGCAGGCCATTGTGTAGCAAAACTCATGACACGTGTTTTTGCGTCATAGTCAGCATATTGCTGAATGAAGTTCATATCCAAGATAGCAAGAATAACATCTTGGAATTCAGGCAATGCACTGCCCTCGTTAACTGCTTGCATGACTGCTAGTTTAACGGCATGGGTTAACTTACCACCATATGAAGATGGTTTCTTAAAATCAATGTTACTCCACAAGTCCGCGTATTCGTTACCCATTGTTTCTGGTTTACGTGCTTTAAATGCAGCCATGCTATCAGTAACTTCTTTAACAATATCTTGCTGCCAAGGCAAAAATTCTTTAAACTGATCAGGTACACTTTCAGGAACATATTGATTCAATAAGTTCATTGCTTGGAATACTTGCGATACTGTCTTAGGCTGAGGTAATGGAGTATCAGGGTTACATAAATCAATAAATGCAACACTCGCTTCATAGTCTGGGTTGTCTCTAATCTCTTGTGGAATCTTTAATCCACCTACGCTTGGTGGCGCACCGCCGCCTTTACCCTTACTAGAAATATTAACTTTGTGATTTGTTTCTTCGTTACTGATACTTGCATAACTATCAGCAATATTTGTATTTGCTTTGCTTGGGAAATTGATTACAAGTGCTTGGGTTGTTGCACCCAACCACTCTTCAAAGCCCTTGCGTCTAGGGAAACGTGAAGTACCTGCTACTAGCGCAAGCACGCCTAAGTATTCACCTGCATAATCTACGATACTGTCTCTAATCTTGTTAGGAACTTCTTTGGGAATTACAGGATTCTCACCGGCCATAATCGTTTCGGCCATACCAATAACAATGCGACCATAGTCGGTTGACTGTAGTACTTTGTTGTTGATAATAGTGTCGCCTAAATCTACAGCAGGAATATCATAATCAGTGATGCCAATCTGACTTGGCTTTAACAATGCGGCTTCTTTACCAGTCTCTTCACCTTCTTCACCCTTACTTGCTTGTCCACCCAAATCTGCGGTCTTTAAGAATTTGTTCAGAGGAAACTCTTCCCCTGTATCCATTCTCATTTTGATTCCACCCTTAAATCCACCCTTGTCAAACATAGCCTGAAAACGATCCGCTTCATCAGGATCAGCCGTCATAGGCTCTTTATCAATAGTATAGAAAGGAATACCAGTGCGAATCATTTCAATGAACTTGTCGAAACGTTCAGGATATTTGGTAATGGTGCCAGCACTGAGAGTGCGGTCTTCGGCTAAGTAGTTTAAGTGGTCAAGGATATCACGCATAGTAAACTATTTATGCGTTTTAACACTTAAAGAAGTTTTGATGGAGAAACCATTTGCGCATTCTATGATGACGTTTTAGTGCGATTCCATGTTCTGCTAGTCTATCACGGTATACATAAAAACTTGGCCCATGACTCATAAGCGGTTCCATCCCCTTACGCATGCGCTTTTTACTATTAATATCCCACTGATACTGATGGCACATTTCATGTGCTAATGTGTCGATAAGCCATTGTTTACAGAACCATTTATTGAATAGATAGATTCTGACGTTAGACTTTTTGACTTTGAGATTAGGTCTAAAATCTTTAGCCTCACACATCCCCCAATAGTCTTTAGAACGATTAAAAATAATGAATTCTGGAGTAGGTAGTTTATCGTCAAATATAGTCTTATTCAACAAACGAAATAAGTACCTGACCTCTTTAATATTGGTTCTGTAGACTAATCTCTTTTGTGCAGAAATTGAGGGAAGTTCTGCGCTCATGTATTCTTTAAGTTTTTTGGAACTCATGGCATCTCCAAATATGTGCATATATTTATTGTCTACTGATTGCGTAAAAATTGCAGTTATTTAGGAAAAAATAAAAGGTTCGCAAACCCGATTAAATATATTTTTAGGAGAAAACTTATGGAACTTTTATTAGGTTTAATCGTATTGGGCGTTGCGGGCTATGTTGCTTATCAACACTTCAATAAAGAAAAGCCAAACGGTTCACACCCATTAGACAGTGTGACAAAATCACCTGTCGTGGAAACTGTACCAGTACCTGCAAAGGTAGAGGAAACTAAGGTATTTGTTGATGGACATAGTGATGTTCGTGAGACAGCACCTGTTAAGGCACCTGCAATTACAGCACCAAAATCTTCAGCACCAAAGAAGCCTAGGGCAGCAAAAAAGCCGGCCGCGGCAAAACCCGCTGGATCTGCAAAGCCCAAGGCTCCAAAGAAGCCAAAGATGACAGTTGTTAAGTAATAAATGCAAGATATCGGGTTTGATATTATTACAGACCTAAATCTATCCCCTGAGGATAGTTTTAACTGGGAGGGCAAGGCAACAAGTTTGTACTGCTTAGTTTCAGGCAATGTCAGTACTGACATTAGAACTGTGCTACAGACTCTTGCCCATCTTAGTAAATTTTACCACGGTGTATTCTTTGTCCCCGGCACATTAGAATATCTTACCTCCCCGGATATTGAGCAAAGAACTGATGAACTATCAGCGATTATTTCTCAAATTCCTAAGGTAGTAATGCTACATCACAATGTAGTCATTATCGACGGGATCGCAGTCATGGGAGCCAATGGTTGGAATGACGCAGTAATGTTAGATTCTATCAATACTAATGAGATAAAATATAATTCTGCTAGATTGCAAGATATGGCGTATCTACACCAGTCAATCAAACGACTTCAAAAACACTTAGATGTTAAGAAGATCATTGTCATGACTAATGCGATACCAGATGGGGATTTATACTTCGGGGAAGCACCCGACATTGCTAATAATCAGATACCACTTAATGTTGTACTGACGGGTGACACTGAACATAAGGTTAAGTATTGGGTGTTCGGGAATTACGAAAAAACTACTGATACTTATCTAAACGATATTAATTATATCAACAATCCTTATATACGCAAAAGTCCCTACTGGCCCAAACGTCTAACTATCTCAGTTTGATGATTCTGCTTCAACTTTGATTTGCAAGGGATAGCCCTTAGCCCTAGCATCTAGGGTTACTTCAATACCCTTCTGTTCTGCAATCTCATAAGGAAGAACAGCAACGATTGCGCTACCCTGTTCATGGATATCCTTAGTGATCTGCGTAGCAGTATCAGGGTTATAGTTGAAGTATTCTACAAGACTATCGATGACGAATTCCATTGATGTTTGGTCATCGTTGATATAGATGATTCGAAACAATGGGGGTTCCTGTAGACCTACGTTAGGCTTAATCTTGCTCTTTGTTTCTGCATTTGCCATTTTATTTTACCTTATGAAATGTTAGTAGACGGCACCATGCCGTCTACTAACAGACTACACTATATTATTTATTGTAGGAAATTGCAATCTTCTTGGGCTTTTTTTCCTCAGGAATCTTGCGCTCTAGGTTAACAGTAAGAATACCGTTAGCCACATGTGCTTCAATTACTTCAACATGGTCTGCTAAAGTAAATGTACGCACAAAGTTGCGGGCACTAATTCCGCGATGTAGATATTCGATTTCCTTTAAAAGATCATCAAGGTTCTGTGTCTGTTCACCCTTGATGGTAAGTTGATTAGATTCAACTTCAACAGTAATGTCTCCATCATGGAATCCTGCAACGGCTAGTTCAATGGAGAACTGGTCGTCTGTGTGCTTGATTACATTGTAAGGGGGATAGTTGTCCCTAGTTTGTGAAGTTACACGCTGTAGTTCGTCAAAGATATTGTCGAAACCTACTGTGAACTTATGAATTGACGGAATGTCAAGGGAACGAAGGGTTAGTTGATTTGTCATTTGTTTTCTCCTTTATTAAGCAAGATGACTTGTATTGTAGACCCGATAAATCAGCATCTACAATATTATTTATCATACACGATTGCGTAAAAAAAGAAAGTATTATGGGTACTTTTTATACAAGTGACTTAGGTTTGTTGACCAAATCAACAT